TTGAGCCATTTGATATTGCTGTTCCTGTTGAGCCAACTGCATAGCTTGTTGTTCAGCTTGCATTTGAGCGGCTGGAACCATATCACCACTAATAATGAATTCGGCATCCTCCATTGGAACGCCTTCCTCTTTTAATGTAAACATAAAGCCTAATTGAGACATAGTTTGCATTACTTGCGCCCTTTGCTGAATAAAACTAATCTTAGTAGCTTCAGCTTTCTCTTCAGGGTTTGGTAGTTCTAATGTCCAATCAGTTACACCAAATGCTTCCAATAGAGCAGGAATAACTTTTTGATGTATTAATCGTTGATCTGATTCAACAACACGACTCATAACAACTAACTGTTGGGTCTGTGTTGATAAACCACCGAATGCTTCAGGTGCGCCTTGCCATGCAGGAGTTACACCCCACATAGCTGCTATACGTTCTCGTATTTCTTCTCTTACAGGAAGATAATCCATTTCTTGTAGTGTGTGGAAAAGTCGTACAAGGTCTACTCGACCTCTTTGACTTCTAGCCGAAACAGCTACCATTGGAATAAAGTTAGGGTCTATACGAGTTTGAGCTGCTATATGCTCTCTTTCTCTACGTAGGCTCTCAGGATCATCAGTTGTTACCATAATCATTGAGGCTGGCATTTTCCTCTCAAAGAAGTAACGGTATAGATTCTTATCCATACCGATTAAGGTTAAACCTTTTTCAAAAACCGTAAGGATCGGACTCCATCCATAAGTTTCTGACGGAGCGAATTTAGATACGTGTATAACTTCGTGTTCAAACATATACATGTGTTGATTTCTATGATAGTACTTATACATGACTGCTTGCATCTCTCTCTTACAGCCAACTTCTTCACATGTTCCCGGCCCTTCTGAGAGTTCTTCTCTGTGTATTGGGCATATAAAATGTGCGTTTTTAGGTAAGCCAGCCGTGTCAAGGTCGAATTCGACCAAGGCTGGGTTGAGTCGTCTGATCTCTTTAACTTTGGATCGGAGGACACCTCCATCACTATAGTACTCCTTAGCTAAATATAAGAATGCGTCATCTATCGAGTTCAAATCAAAATGGAATTGTCTCATCACTTCTTCAAAACTTTGAGAAAAGATATTACAATTCTTCAGAAATTTTTCAAGTGTCTCTTTTGTTTCAGTCTCAGGATTGTCTGTTAAGGCTTTCCATTCTAATCCCCTCCTAAAAACCTCGTTTGTAATATGGTTTAAAGGTGATCGTATTTCTTGTACTGACATAACAATAGTTTGTAAATCCATAACTAATTGCTGTCGGTATGCCATTTGATGGCGTACCCAAGTATTGACTACATGATCAAGTCCTATACTTGGAGCCGATCCAGTTTCTGCACCACCACTACCAGCTTTCATTAATTGTAACATATCAATCTGTTGATTCAGATTAGTTAATTGCGATGCTAGTTGTGGTACTTCTGGTAAATATTCTGATAATTTCATTTATTATTCCTACCTAAGTTAGTCATATCTTGCATAGATACTAATTTTAGAATTGATTGCATTGCTTTTTCTTTCAATTCATAATCTTCTGAATGAGTTACATCTCTAATAACTTGAGATTTATCTTCTTCTAAAAGTAAAATTCTTTCATTCAATCTTTGTATCTCCTGATCTTTTTCCAAGATTGTAGCTTCGTATTCTGCTTCCCCTGTTCCAAAATTTGCATTAGCTAAAACACCTGTTCTTGATGCCTCTCTTATAATAGCTATAAATTCTCCTTCAGTTAAAATCTTAACTGCTTCAGTCTCATCATCAATTTCATCTTCTGGCTGTAAAGATTTTAAATCATCATGCCATGTATCTAATATACGCCATGTATTTGTAAGCTCATCTTTAGCTGCCACATACTGTACTTCCCTATCTCTTAACATATTTCCTATCATTATTCTACTCCTTATTTTCTATTCTAAAGCTGCTGCTAGTTTCTGTGGGCTAAATCCCACTATCTCATCTCCTCCTATCACCACTACTGGTGTTACTCTATAACCCATTCGTACTAATCTATCTGCATATTCTACATTCTCTGAGATATTATACTCTGTAAAAGAGTGTCCCTTGCTTTTTAACCAAGACTTGGTTGCCATACACGGGCCTCAACCATTAGATGTGAATACTGTTATATCTGCCATTATGCCTCCTTTCGTTGTTTTTGTTCACAAACATAGCAAAGTCTATGTCCTTTCTTTCTATGTAGTTTAACACCACATTTACATTTTGTCCAGCTTCTTTTAGCCATTCAATACCCCCATTACTATAACACCTACTAATGTTATAACAGATATAAGGACTGCTATTTGTATTAACAGCCCCCATATTTCTGGATTTTTCCATCCCATCGTATCACCTTTTACTCGTTGGTTACGGTTATTGTTGGTGCGCCGGTAAGTACTTCAACGTTATCTGAAACGTTCCAGTTAGCTGCGGTCACACTTTGGTGTATCTTAAATTCCTTAGTAGCAAATCCGTCTGAGACACCAGCGTTACCACCACCACCTATTTCATTAAGTTTAATAGTTAGTGTACCGATTTTCATTCGATCAAATACACAGGCTCCCCCTTCAGTATATAAATTTGAAAGAGTTAGTTTATCAATTTTCCCATTTTTATTGCTGGTTGGACTATCTATATGTATTCTGTCATACGATCCACCGCTAGTCACCATCGCTTCAGCCTGATGATGTCCGCCTCCTATAGCCCTCATCCTAGAGGTTCCGGGAGTTGTATTAATACTTTGCCCGTCTGAGGCGTTCCCAATTACGTTAATAGTATGCGCCGTTATATTATCGAAATACATAAACGTACATCTCGACTTCTCGATCAGTAACTCGCCCACCTCCAAGAAAGTAGGAACCGCATTCTCCCCAGCTACTACTGTTCCACCAATCAATACTGCTGTAGCCGCAGCCGCAGTACCTCCCGCAGAAGTATGTGCTGATGAAGGTATAGCAGACCCGGTATAGACCGTACCTACTGTCACATTCTCAATCTTAATCTCCCTTACAGGAGTGTCCGATAAAACTATTCTTAACGTATTATCTTCTTTATTTTCTTTTCTCCATGCCATTGTTTGTTCCAATGTAGGAGAAGGATTCAAAGCTGGAGCAGCATAAATGCCTGAATCTCCATTTGTGAAGCTTCTATCCGCTAAGACGGTTTCGTTCACAACGACTCCAGTTCCTGCCGTACCTCCAAGAGCGAGTAACCCAATAGCCATTTGTGGGCTTAGTCCCATCATCCTTAAAAAGGAATAAGGAGACATCATAATTTTAAAGGCTGTCTTCCACTTAGCGGATTCTGAGTTTAGGTATTCTATCTTAACCAGTAGCCAGTTTCTCCAAACCGTTATTCTTCTATAGGCTTTAATTGGTGATCTTATAATAACCATTGGTGTGGCTTTAACAGTCCGCCACCAAGATTTAAAATTACCTACGTGTAAAGATAAACCAATTACAATCAATATTGTTGAAATTGTAATCGTTAATATCAAATTTGCCTGTAAATATACAACCGAATCAAATAAACTATTGGCTAAACTAAGGGATATGTATTGAGCTGCCCACGGAATTGGATTAATATAAGACAATACTAAACCAATACCCCCAAGTGTTAGTAATAAAGCAGTATTAACCAATCCTAATGTTCTTCCTATACGTTTAAAAGGGATCACTATTTTAGGAAAGCTAATCTTAGGCAAACTAATTGTTGGCATTTCCAGCTTAGGAAATGGAAAAATGCTTTTTAAAAACCGTTTTATCATGTTCTCACCTCTCTTCAGTACTAGGAATGAAAAATTCCCTACTTTATTATACTATATAACTATGCAATTTCGCAAGCACTCCAATCACAAGTAAGGCATTTATGGCAACCCGATTCATAAATAATCTTTGGGTTATCACAACAATCAAACTCCTCACCCTCATTTTTTATTCCTTTCACAAGTATTTCTTTGTCTCGGCTTCCTGCTCTATACACAGTAATACCTTTACATTCAGTCTTCCACGCTAACATATATGTATCATATACGTCTTGAATAGTCGCATCGTTAGGCATATTAATTGTCTTAGAAATACCGGAATCAACGTATGGTTGAAAAGCTGCTTGCATTAAAACATGTTCTTCAGGAAGTAATTCTGGTGACGTAATATAAATATCTTTTACGTCGTCAGGAACATCAGCTCTATCTTGTAAACTACCACCCTCAATCAAATACGTCATAAGGTCTTCTGAATAAAATTCACGCTTCTTAGCCTCTTGTTCAAAGTATTTATTGGCATACATTAAGGTTTGAGCTTCTCCAGTCTCTTCTTTTAAAATATTTTGTTTTCTCCACGCCAAGGCGAAAGTAGGCTCAATACCTGATGAACAATCTGCTAACATAGAAATAGTTCCTGTTGGTGCTACAGTCATGCGACAAGCGTTTCTATACGTTTCAGTTACACGATCAAAAGAACTTTGTTCCCATGCAGGAAAAGTTCCTCGTTTTGCAGCGAGGTCAAGAGATGCTAAATCGGCTTCTTGTGTTATGAATTGTATAAGTAATCCTGCAATTTTCCGTGCATCCTCACTATTATAAGGCACTCTTAATTGTATAAGTAAATCAGCGAATCCCATAATCCCTACCCCAATTTTCCGTGTCGATTTAGTCATCTGTTCAATTTCAGGAGTGGCATAATAATTAGCATCAATTACATTATCTAAGAAATTTACAGCCAATCGTGTAACCTTAGCTAATCGTTGCCAGTTGATATGTTCTTCCCATGATGCATCGTTAGTTTCTGAAACAAGTCCTGATGCGTCATAACTAGATACTGATCTATAAAATTGATCTACATTAATAGACCCTAAATTACATGATTCATTTCCAAGTAGTGGTTGTTCACCACATGGATTTGTTGCAATCATTTGACCATACTGTGTTGCAACTTTGTTATCTTTGTTAATCTTATCTAGGAAAACCATTCCGGGTTCTCCATTCCTCCATGCCCCCTCAATAATTTTTGTAAATACATATCGAGCTGATAAGGTATCAACTAAATGGTTAGTATGTGGATCAATTAGTCCATACGACATATCATGTTCAACCATCTTCATCCATCGAGAATCAACACCAACAGAGATATTAAAATTATGTATGTCCCCTTCTGTTGTTTTACACGCAATAAAATCAAGTATATCGGGATGATATACAGACATAACTGCCATATTAGCACCGTCTCGTTTTCCTGCTTGAGTTACCATAGAAGATACTCGTGAAAGTGTTTTTAATACTTCGATAGGGCCACATGCTTTACCGTGAGTAGTTTTAATTCGTGATCCTGTAGGACGTAAATTAGATAGGGAAAATCCTGTACCCCCACCGAACTTCTGAACCATAGCCATATCTTGTGCCGTTTTCATAATCTCTTGCATACTATCCTCAAGAGGTAATACAAAACAAGCTGATAAAGTTCCTTGTTTAGTTCCAGCATTCATTAAAGTTGGAGAGTTAGGAATAAATTCTAACTGCTCCATTATATCTATAAACTCTTGTTTAAGTAAATCCTTTTCAACAGGTAAAGTAAAGTAATCATCTTCAACTTTCGCAATGGCTTCAGCCACCCTACTAAATAAAGCGTTTCCATCTTCTATAGTTTCTCCCTCATTGTTTTTTAAATAATAGCGATTCTTCGCTACCGTTTCAGCGTGTGGTGCTAACGTAGTTGTCATGTATAAAAATCCTCCTTAAAATTATCCTCGATATCCACAGTAGAGACATAAATTGTTTTCTTTAACCCAAAACGATTCGACACAGATGCCTTCTTGACAGTCAGGATTTGGAGCGGATGCCCCAACTTGTTTTGTATCATTCCATGATAACTGAGTTTCTCCTGATTCTAAATCTTCTATTCCGTCTTTTTTGCCACGTAGTGTAGCTTCTATTTGTACACTTGCCTTTGGTGCTGATTGTTCTCCGGGCGATACCGCCTCTAGCCAATCTGTAGCACTCCCTACTGTTGTATAAACATCTTGCGATAATTCATGACATGCTTGTAATGCCATTGCAACTGAGAAGAATGCGTCTCCGTGTCCCATAGGTGTTTCGGGTGCTTTCAATTCGTTACTCACAGATAAAATCTGTAATTTTTGTCGTTCATCTTGAAGCAGTTTTAAATTCCCAGAATGTACGAACTGCTCAAATATATGAGCCATCGTATTCTTAGATTTTAATGTAAACGACATAGAACGCCATTTATGGTCTAGTCCTCTATCTTCTAACTCTCCACGAGTATTGTCTATATATCCTCGTGTAATATTAAAATTTTCTGCCGCTTCGTTCAGATACTCTACTTGATCTGAATAACTCCAACCATCTAACCATGATTGATGTATCTGCTCTACTTTATCTCCAATTTTTCTGAAAATAACGAGATGTGATGGATGTCTCTTTTTCCCCACATCAAACCCAGCGAATATTTGTTCGTCAACCGACTCTATATACGGTTTAGTTGTAGGTAAATTCCTCAACTCTGGGTCTTCTAAATTTTCTATATCCTCTGTATTAAAATATGATTCAGTTGAAAAATGGGGTACTAACAAAAACTCGGAAGCAAACGATTTAGGTCGTGCCTTCTGTTGTGTTAATAACCAATCTTCTGAATATAACTCTGGCATTAGAACTCGCCTATTTGGAACGGGGTCTAAAGCTGGTAATATTCTTGATTTAAATCTATCATCTTTCTGCAATACTGTCAAGAGGTCACCCGGCATCATAGGTGTTCCTAATACAATTGTAGGAACTCCTTTAAGCGGAATGAATAAACTCTCTGTCATAAAGTGATCCTCTACTTTTGTAATCTGTCCCATGTTCAAAGGGTTTTCAGGATCACGTAAAACGTCATCAGCAATTAAGGCTCCATTAACATGTAAACCTCTTTTAAAAGAAAATAATCCTCCATGCATAATTTCAATTGGTTTATTTTGTAAATAATACCTACATGAATAATCAGCTTTTGGAGTTCTATTTACCATCATTTCTGAAAGAATAGGGTTTCTTGCGATTTCCTTATTAATTTCAGAGATATGATATTTAGCCATACCATCACTATATGATAAATATAAAACTGCCATGTCTCGTGTAGACTGTAACAATCTCCAAACACTAAAGGCATGTCCTAATATAGTTGACTTAAAATGAAACCGTGGTAACACAGCTACATAATTTAAATCTTCCTGTAAACATTGTTCTATATCCTCTGCAATAACTCCTATATGCCAAGCTTTAAAATATTCGGGATGATCGAATCCTTGTGACCAAATATCTCGTAAAAACTCCCAAAAACTACCAACACGAGTTGACGTATGGGTCGTTAAGCCCTCCGATAATAATTCAAAAGCTTTGCTAAAAGTTGTTGCATCATTTGATTTAACCATCTCCATCCTTTTGTACTAATGTTTTTAATTTAAAAGCTACTCGTTGTAGCAAATCTGGGTCTTGAATCTCGTCAATTAATACTGACATAACATCCTGTACAAATTGAAGATTAATTAAACCTTCCATTACATGCCGCTCCCCTTGAATACTTAAATCCAACGCTTTAGCAGCATCAAAAGCACGATTAAAATTTAAAGTCCCTAATTCATTTACAGCTTTGTGTCGTAGAGCTTCATACTCATTTAAATGCTCTTCTTGTAATCTAGCGTATCTCTGTGTTTCGGACTCTTGTACTTTTGTTATGGCATTAGCACGGGTGGCTAATTTAGTATCCTTCCACCCGTCTAATTTAATCCATGAATAAACTGTTGAAGTTGCTACCTTCACATTAAATTCTTTACTTAGTTTATCAGAGATAGTATCTGCGGTATTATCTCCTGATAAATATAACTCTAATGCTTTAAGTTTAACCTCTTCAGGTAATTTCTTAGGCATTTACCTTGCTCCAAATGTTTCAGTACCACCATACTTATCCGCAGATTGAGAATCTATATTTCCTCCATACGGAGAACCGTCAGATTGCATCAACCTAGAGAAGTCTATGTGTCCTAACTTACCATTCTTCGCTGCTACATGGCAATAAGGTACATCTACTTTACCACCTGACGTATTACGTACAGGTCTATGCCTAATTACTATTTCATCTTTTCGCCCACATATTCGTGAGAAAATAGCTTCTTGTTCATTAATTGGTTTATAATTTTTATTCCCTTGAACGGTTCCATAAGTTCGTTGGTAATCAACTACTCGTTTATTCCAAAAACAATCTTGGAATTCACACCAAACAATCTTACCAAATTCCGCTTTCATATCTTCTTCGGTTACCCCTTCAGGTAATTTATCTTCGTACTCCAGTTGTTCATGATATGATTCATTGTATTGAAGTCTAATCTGATCTGGGCTATTCTTCGGTTCCATTTGTATCCTCCTGTTTCTTCCATAATGCAATACAAGCTGCATCTGCAAAGTCTTGTTCTGTAAACACTTCACCCCACTTGTCTATTGCACATTGTTTAATTTCTTTTTTAGAAGCGTTTCCTTTTCCTACAACATCTTTTTTCCATTTTGTGTTATCTACAAAACAACAATTAATATCTAGTATATCACAAACAAAACGGACTACACCAACTACTGAAGCGATGGAAATGGTAGCTTTTGGATTCTGTATAAATATAGCTGATTCTACAGCTGCTAACATATCATTCCTTAATAAAAGGGTATGTTTTATTGTACTAAGTTCAGCCAAAAATTCTCTGCTAAATTGGTGAAAGCGTTCATTAAAATCTTTTGATTTACTACCCCATTTATATTGAGCAATAATCTCTTCATTCTGATCAATTACTACGCCATGAATCGCCTTACTGGAACAATCTAAACCTAAATAATATTTATTAATTGTTTCTTGATTCGCCATATGTCCTCAAGGTTACTATCCTAGAGACGGCATCATAAGCTGATTTATAGGCATTTAATACTCCACCCATTTTCTGATGTAAAGCTGCTTGTTCTATAACTTCTTGGCGTAGTTCTTTCAATGAAGCGTATCTACTTAATGCTGCTCCCCTAACTTCTTCTCTAGTTAATTTTTTATGTCCCTCTTCTTCTCGTTCTTCTGCTATTCTATAGATAGCAGTAGCATAACCTTCTTCAAAAGCCGCTTCTAAAGCTTTGCGTTTGGCTTCACAATCAGCAACTTGTGCTTCTAAATATGCTTTATACCCTCCGTAAGCAATTAAAAACTCTTCTAATTTACGGTTATCTTGATTCATTAAATTTGCAAACTCTAAGTCATCTCTATCAGATAAATCTGTTTTGAACTCTGGAACATTTAATGTTCGTAATTCATTTTCCGCATTTGCTAATGCTTTAATTGGACTCCATGTTGTTTGCTTTGTTTCTATTTTCATCTTTTACCTCCCTACAAGCACAATAAAATTCTCCTGTACATGTAATAGGAACTTCATTAGGAACCATATTCATAATACGAATACATCTTTCTAATACTTCATCCCATACTTTCTTGTCTTTCGTTACTTTAAAGGCTTTCATATCTTGATCATTTTTATTTTCATATACAACTATACCATTTTTTAAACCCATTAGATTTAAATATATTTGTAATTGTATTGTATGTTCGGGTTTGGGTTTATCAATTAAATTATCAAACCCTCGTGTATTAATAGTTTTCAATTCCACTATAGCTCTATCAGCATCTTTATACCGTATAAGAAAGTCGTAGCGTCCTGAAATAGGAGGATTATCAAATTTTAATGTTTGCTCCGCAGCTATAAATAACCCGGCTTTCCTTAAATATTTCTCCATTCTAGTTTCAAAAGCTCCACCTGTATCAAAAATACGTTGCGTTTGTGGATTAATTTTCTGTGTTGGTAGTCCTCCATGATAGGCAAAATATAAATACCTATCACACGGATTACCTAATGCTGATGGATAGAATTTCTGAACCGCCTTCCACGGTCTACTGTATCCTAGTACATTATCTATCTGTTTTAAAAACCATCTATCTTGATTTATTACTCGTGGCTTAGAAGATTTAGCTCGTGGCTTCTTTTTCTTCTGTTGCTTCACAAGTTGTTTAATGCTTGCCATAAAACTTTTTTAATTTCCTCCTTCTTTATTTCTTTAATATGCAGTACATTCTTTATCTGTGCTATCTGCATTAATTCCATATCTCGTTTCACATCTCGTTTTTTAAGATGTCCGTAAACACCGTCAGCTTCTATTACTAATCCAAGTTCTGCGATCCAAAAATCAACAATATAATTAATAAATGAGTATTGCGTATCGTAACGCAAACCAGATTCATCTAATAACTTTTGTATATGCTGTTCTTGTGCAGTATAGTCTTTAGGCCGCAAGTTCACTTTTAAGTACCTCAAACAATTCTGGGTCTTCTGAGAACAATTTACGAACCCCATTCAAACCCATAGCTTTTTGATCTTTATAAGTATACCACGGGCCAGCTTGGGTAATCAACTTGGCTTCAATCCCGTCTCTAATATAGCTTTCGGTAACATCTATGCCACCTTCTACTCTAAAGGGTACGGTAGCTGAGTTCCAATTCTCGCCCCCAACTTTACTTTTACGTAAACGAACTTCCATATCAAAACCTACATTTTGTGTACCCTCTTTAATCCAACCACTCCTTCTAACTTGTAGTAAGAAATGGGCAAAGAAAGCTTGAGCTAATCCACCGGGCATGTTATCTAAGGCTACTGGCCCTATACTACTTCTAACTTGATTAATTGCTACTAAAGCAGAACCATGTTTTAAATTAGGTAGTATCCTCGGCAAAGAACTGTTTACAAATCGTGCTTGCCAAGCCATTGGATTATAAGAAAAGTCTTCATTATGAACAGCTGTAGGTACAAGTCCTGCAATACTATCCAAAACTATAACATCTACTCCTGCTCTCATTAATTCTCTAGTAGTGTCCATCGCTTCCTCACCATTAATTGGTTGAGATACCATAACCTTAGACGCATCAATACCACATCTCTCAACCCATGCTGAGTCCCATGATAATTCTGTATCAATCCATGCTGTAGTCCCCCCATTTTTCTGGGCGTTTGCAACAACTTGAGATGCTAAATATGACTTGCCTACGTTAGTTGGCCCGTACAAAATAGTCATTCTCTTTTTAGGTATACCACCACCAGTAAGATTATCAAGAACAGGGATATTGAAAGGAATTCTTCCAAAAGAAAATTCATCACTATTACCCCTCCTTAAATTCATTGTTTTATTTTGTAATAGAGATTCTATTACTTCTTCAGCACTATTTTTCATTTAAGCCTCCTTACGTTGATGGATTGCTTCTGCCCATGCAAAATATACAGCACAGGCTTGAATAATTTCCTCGTACATATTATCGTCATCTTTCTCCCAAATAGCTCGTGCTACCTCTCCATTCTCTTCGGTTGCTATAACATTCCAATATTCATCAGAATGTCCTGATTGGTTACCGTACATTAGGTCTTGACGTTCTCTTTCTCCTAAGACTGCTTCTAAAACTATTGCTCTAGTAACCTCGTTTTTAATTACTTGATCCTTCATCTAATACCTCTATTATTTTATTATCGACTTCTTCCTTCATATACCCCCAAATTTGATTGGCAGTATCCTTAACTTCGGCTAACTGTACGTCAACCGGAACTCCGGTATCGATTTGATCCACATTTACGTCTATACGAGCATATTGATTTGTACTCAAATCCCCAATACGAAATGTGAACCCTAAATGCATACTTACTTTTGCCATACTATTCCTCCTCTAATTTATATGTAAAACAATTTCTTTGTAACATCAAACCAATTATAGCATATCCTGCTAAATCAGTAAAGCTATCTTCTATTGCTTCGTGTTTAGGTTGCTTTGCTTCCCACAATAGATGTTTCAATCTACCTATTTTATCCCATAGGCGGACGATTAAGCCCTGTTCTTTGAAAACTAATATGTTATCAGGGCCATAGTCTTTATGCTTCTCTATGACCGTCCTAGCCACCTCTAAAGCGATGTCACGACACGCTTGATCGAATGTTTCATTACCCTGCTTCATTCTCTTCCCGCTCCCACTTCTGAACCTTATCTAAAACATATACGTGTAGATCAGCCCCTATCCCAGATGCAAAGGCAGCCAAACGTACCACATTATCAAGTGTTTCTGAATATAGTGTTTTATGTGATTTACTAGTTTCATCTGCTCTGTACCATGAATTTTGAATCTCTTCTATCCTATCACGTAAATCTTGTATTCTTGTAGCTATTTCTAATTTATCTCCCCATTGATGATTGTCTTTTAAAGACGCTGTTCCATGTGGAGTATTAACTTTTTCTGTCATATGGATAACTACCTTTCTTATATTCTATTGGATGTGGAATAGCATCTATTTCTGTTTTTAAATTCTTATATTCTTTATAACGTTTATTAGCTTTATAAGTAGCGTATGCACCTCCAACGATTCCAGCCGCTCCACCAAGCACTCCCGCAACAATCCCAACTATTTTTACTTTTTTCATGTGTTTACTCCCAATCTATATAATTTTCGTATGATTCTTTTATGACTTCTTCATACATAAAGTCTTTTTTTGTTGCCCATGACGGTGAACATTCTTCCATATCCACATATAATGGTATATCTAAACTATTTTGTTCTAATAAACCTTTGATTCTAGTAGGTATATCTTCTAATTCAGAGTTATCTATTTCACAAATAATCTCATCATGTACTTGTAATAACATCTTACTTTTTTTATCTGCTAAGAAGTTAGCTACTGCAATCATTCGTTCACTTAATATGTCAGCACTCGTACCTTGAACAAGATAATTAACTCCTTTATACCCTAACTCCTTTTTAATTCTATATAATCGTCCATATCTATTCCGTATCCATCCCCTATTTTCTACAGTACTGACCACAGAATCAAAAAACTCTTTCGATCCTTTTAATCCTGCAAAGTATTGCTTCTTATAACGTCCTGCTTCAATTGGAGTCGTTCCTAATTGTACAGCTAACTTATTACGTCCAATACCATAAATGGTTCCAAACGTAATAGCCTTAGCCATTTGCCTATAAAACTTAAAATCCTTAGATTTCTCGTCTACATTAAAGGCTAACTTAGCCGCCTCTCCATGAAAATCTGTATCAGACCCTTTTAAAAGTTCATCAATTT